CTTTAGGAATACCGTGACGTTGGCTATCTCCTGGTCTGCCAGGACCTCGACCATCAGCAAAGTTTTCATTAGGTTTGCTGTAGGTGTAGGCATTAGGATCTGGTTGACGCTGTTGTATGTCTACTTTTACAGCTGGATCCTTACGGGCAACATGAGTGTTAGTAGATTGTTTTACATTTGATCTAGGCACGTTAATTCCGTGGCCGCTTATTGGATCAACAGTTTCACTTTGCCAATCCTGTTCGCTATCGTCATGATGCCAAGCCATACGATCTGCCATGTCCTTTTTGCGCCAATATTCTGCTTCTCTTTGTCGTTGTACATCTCTAGGACTGTATTCTGCAGCTTTAAGTTCTTTTCCACTGCCGTGGCCCGTAGCTAGATCTTGTAGACTATTACGTGGTTCTACATGTTGTTTGTTAGTGTTAGCTTGTTGATGATGCCCTTGCCACACTAGATTACCAAAAGCACCTTCATCTGTGCGATGATATTCAGAGGCTTTGCCGTCTAGACTAACATGCCAAGCATAGAATTTAGTATGTGGGAATTCATTCTTTAAACTGACAAATGCATGAAGGTTAGGTTCAGCATCATCATACATGATTGCTTTAGTATAAGGTGCTTTTTTTAATTGATCTCTAATGATTATCTTTTTCTTTTCTTCTGTAGCTATCTTACCTACTAGATTACCAGCACGATGCACATGTACCTTACTCATATCTACACCATACTTGCGAAACGTATCTAAGAATAGTTCACGATCGTTAAAGTCTGCACGGGCAGTGACCATGATAACCTTGTTGCCTGTAGCAATATCTCGTTTGAGCTGATTGATCATAGGAATGATCGGTTTGGCATTTTCAAAAAATTCACGGGCATTGGCAAAATCTCCAAAGTCAAAACTTTCGCCTGGCTGTAGTTTGTAGTGTGTGAAGTCGTGACTATTTAGACTTTTAACCACTCGACCGTCTTTGACTACATGAACTTTAGTTTGTGTATGAACTAGTGTATCATCTATATCAAATATAACCAACTTGAGAGGTTGGATTTCACTAGCTCTCATTTTGCTAGTTGACTATCTTCCCAGAGATCAGTTAGACTCTTAGAAAGATCTCTTAGAAGTTGTTCTTCTAAAGCATTGTCTTTTTCAGTACGTGACATATGTGACATATCATATGGCTCTTCTGGTGGTGTGGTCAATGCTGGTAAAGATTTTGCCTTAGGTGCTGATTTGTACAAGTGAGGATTGGTTGCCTTGTCTTGTATAGTCCATGCTATGTTTCTAATACGTTCTGCATCATGTGCAAGTTTAGGATTTTTTCGTTTGGCAATTTCTACATACTTAGGATCAATATATCCCTCATCTATGCTTTCTGCTGCCTGACGATAATTTCTAGCATTAGCAGCTGGCATTCTATTTTGGTTGACTGCTTGATTTGTTCTTGGACGCATTGGTACAACATTCGATGCTTGCGGAGCAGGTGATTGTGTAGCAGGCTGTTGGGCAATTTGCTGTGCTTGATCCTGTGCCATTTGTGCTTGTTTTTGAACTGTTAAATCTGCTTGTTGAGCAACTTGTTTATTGAAATCTTGGAAACGTTGTTCTTTACTGCTAATATCTTTGACTAATCTTTCAATTTCTTTTCTTTGAGACTCGTTGTCTGCTAATAGTTTTTCGATGTTAGCCTGATGCTCTTCTTCTTTTCTTGCAAGAAATGCCAATAGAGTTTCTAAATGGTTTTGTTTAGGACCTACTTCTTGTGAAGCTTTTTGCAGTAGGGTTTTAATAGTTAAGTCGGTACCGTGGTAATTTAAAGGATCAGCAGTTTGAGGATTAACTTGTCCATCGTGCTCTTTGTCTTTTTTATGGTGATTAGATTTGACATTTTCGTGTACTTGTCCGGCTATTTGACCAGGTTGTAGATTTAGAAAATGTTTATTTCTTACTGCTAGATTATACTCAACAGCTTCAAGTTCTTCATCATTTAATCGACGTAGATCTTTATTGATTATATAACCGGCTGGGTCAATATCTAGGCTAAATGGTTTTCCGTAAGTGCGTCTATGTCTAAGATCCACAGTATTCCCTTTAACAACAGCGCCACCGTCGGCCTTTTTAAAGAAACTGCCATTGACACTAATTTGCAAATGACCGGCTGGGGATTTTACCAGTGGATGCATGTATCGTTGATTTTGTTTGAGATTAGTAAATTGTGTAGTTGCCTGTGCAGGTGTAGAAAAACCGGGCAGTGAGCGATTTTGATCAGGTACAGCCCATGCTCCATTAGCATCTCTACGTTCATTTAAAGAATCTTCCCATAGATCAGTTAGCTTTTTTGAAAGGGTTTCTAATGTTTGTTTTTCAATACTTTTATTTTTCATAGTCTATTCAGCCCGTTATGCGTATTTATGTGAAATATGTGACTATTCTACATCGTCCAGAAACGTATCAGCAAATGCTTGACAGCGGCTTCTTAAGGTTTTATTCTGTGTTTCCATTAAATTGTAATGTCTGTGATCATTACCACCAATTTCCTGTGTAGGGTCAAGGAATCCACAATAGACTTTTTTAATACCAGCAGCATTTACAACATCAGCACAGGCAGGTCCTTCGCGCTCATCCATGTGTTTATTACATGGACTTAGTGTTGTAATCAATACTGATCCCTCGGGGATTTCTCCATATTTTTTACGAAAATCTTCTATTACAGCATGTTCTGCGTGTACACGTTTTCCGTCTGCACCTGGGCGATTAAGGCGAGCCATGTAGTCACCTTTGAGTGGCAATATGCCAGCGGCTACCATACCAAAGTCTTTGCCTGATCTTTGTCCCTTTTCTACAAGGTCACAAAGCTCTGCCAAATATTTGTCTAGTTTGTGGTAATTACGAATTTCGTAGTCACCGCGATGTGGATCTAAACTAATAGAACTATCAGAGGTGTCATGACTACGGTCAAATTCTTGTAATCTCATTTTTTCTTTTTTCCAGCACAGTGAGCCCGTTGACTAAATCCTTTAGGATGACTACAATTAATACTGCGCTTGTACTTCTGTGTCCACTTTTCTGAAAGGGTCTTTTCTCTTAGTATTTCTAATTCTGCAAGCATGATCAATTCACGCATTTCTTCAATACTTTCACAGTTCCAACGACGTAGGGCTTTGTTGATTGGTGAATTCGGATCTCGTTTAGTCTTTGCTCCAGCACGATGTTTCTTCATGCCACTCATACGAGCACAAAAACTCTTACGGCGCTTTGCACTCTTACTGCCTTTCTTTAACTTACTAGGTTTAGTAGTCACAGCAGTTTTTAACTTTGAGCCAGGATGCTCACGGCGATAGGCGCTGACAGCTTTACGACTAAGACCATCGGTCTTGTCATGCTTGTTTACTTTTTGCCAGTCTTCTTTAACAATTTCATTAATTTTCATATGCTATTCCCCCAAGTCCGCACCCTAGCTGGGCTAGGCTATTATACAGGGCTGTAAGGATTCTTTGGAGTGTCTGTGCCATCATCTTCTGGAAATAAAGGATACTGATAAGGATTTAATGGATCCATATTAAGCCTCGTTGGGTTGTTTAGTAATTTGGTAGTCTGTATCTGGATAGTCAGGGTAGCGTTGATTTAACTTGCGCATTAGGTCTTGTCTATTGTGTGCTGGAATAATAGCAGTACGATTAGTAGGTGTATGTGTCACACTGTATCGCCCTGGACCATCTTGTTCATCGTGTGCTTGTGCATGTACAGGAGCATGTTGTGCTTGTGGTTCAGCAGCTGGTTCAGCAGCTGGCTCTTCTGGTGCTACTTCTGGTTCAGCTTCCGGGTCATCAGCTTTAACTTTACTAGCAACACTTAGTGGGTACTTAGATTTAATAGCATCAATTTCTTTAGCAATATCATATCCGCCACGAGTTAATTCTGTACTACCCGCTTTAATTTCTTCGGCGTGAGATTGAATACCCTGGATGATCTCTGTCATTAATCCAGGAAATAATTTAGAGAACTTTTCATCATTACCTTGACGATCATGACGATTTTCTTGATCACCATTGACGATTTGATTAGTTGCTGCATGGAACTGCCATTTGCCATCTGCAACATCTTGATTCTGTTTATCTGTGATACTGACAATCATGCCATCTGGGGCATAGTTATTAAACCAACGAAGTCCCGAACTTGAGTTAGTACAGAAGTTTGGCTTATATCCTGCTGCATTACCAAATGTATAGCAAGCACCGTAGTTAAGAGGAACAACAACATAGTAGCGATCGTTGTCTACAATAACAACATCTTTCTTTTCACGCTTCATCTTCTCGACGTGTTCAGCATCTTTAATACGATCTAGTTCATTGCGATATGAACGATCATTACGAATACGTTGTAGTTGACGAATACTACGGAATTTATTAAAGTCTTGATCTGCAGGACGTAGCAATCCACGTTTGTTTAGAGCAGCCCATGCGCCTAGAGCATCGCCGCCTTCACCGTTGATATCTTCGTAGTCAGCAGCACCATTAATGTATAGGCGTGTTAGCCAATCATCGAAGCGACCATCTGCTGACAAATCACCGTAGTTGTTAGTACGTAGGGTATCATCTAATAGTTTACTCCATGCATGAACAATCTGTTCATCACTTGCACGAGGTCCTAACTTGGCTACCAGTGTACGTGGCAGTGTAGCATCATGACGCCAGGCAATGCCTAACATCTTAGCAGTCTTTGGATCTTTGGCGATCTTAGCGGCTACATTGGCCTCATTTAGAATATCTACTGTTTTCATCCTGTAATCAACGCTCGTTTAAAAAATGCTAATAGTGTTCCTAACTTAGCTTGGTCGCCTGCAGATATATCTTTAAGTACGTGCTGTACACCTTCTTGGCGCTCAGGAGTAAAGCCGCTGTGATACGAACGACTAATATTACCAGTTTCATCTGGATAATAGTGACTAGCAGTCATTGTAATAGCCTGTCCAATCGCCGCATTTAAGAAATCAGGTTTAGTAGTCTTATCGCTTTCTATGCTTAAAATACCATCATCTAACAGTTTTAACTGTTTTAGTTTACGCTCGGCTTTTTCATAAGCATCGTTCTTAATCATATTCTGTACCATGCCTTTGATATCAGCTTGGGCTACAGTCATTGCTTTAACCCATAGGGGGCTAAACTTCTTAACTAAGGCATCTGGTGTTAGTGTAGTGGTCTTTTCTAACTCTTGTTTAGCTTGTTGGCGAGTCTTTTTAAGTTGCTTAGTATCACCAGTTTCTTTACCAGCCCATAGCTTAATTGGATTACCACCTAGCTTACTCTTTAAAAAATCTAATACATTACCGCCTCGAGAGTCCGAATAGTTTTCTACTGCACCGCCTGTGCTGGCTGCTGCTACATATGAACCTGTGTTTCCACCTGTAGCTTTAATTGCACCAACACCGTTCTTATACTGCATAATAACCCAAGCACCACGATATGAATCTTTAAGTTCACTCCATGATATTTTAGAAATTGGTCTATAACTTTGTGTATGACCTAGATCGCCTTCACGATGCAGATGTTGTATTACCTGGGCGCCGCCTGGTAAACCTTTGATTAGTTCCATAGATGAACTAGCTTCAAACATTACGTTTTCACATAATTGAGCAAATAGTTTATATCCGTTGTTGTTCATAATAATATTTAGTTGTTGCCTAGTTGTGGACGATCATGTCCAAGTTCAGGAGCATTAGTATGCTGTATACTATCTGCTTCCGGCCATGAATAAATGTACTGTCCAAATTCATCGCGGACTAATAGCCAGCGTATGCCGCCTGCTGAGTATTGTTTAATTTCTGCGCGATAGCCGGGAATTGTTGTATCAAAATCTATATCACCTGAGCTGTGTTCTTCACCGTGTGTGCGAACCCAGTTGGCCACTGCGTTTACTTCTTGTGTTGAGTTAGGACCTTGTCCAGCTACATTGGCAACAACATATACATCCTCAGTAGGAGTACGTGTTAAGGTGCGAAATAACTGTTTACCCAAAGACTTAATGGCACGATTCATATTGCCAGGTAAGTTGCTGACTTTGTGAAAGCTGGGATTTTGTATACCAGCTGCTGTTAAAGACTGTCCTGCAACTGCTGGAAGATTAGCGGTTGTGACATGCATATCAACTGCTGTTTCTGGTTCTTCATCTGGGAAGCCTGCCCAATCATCTTCTGGTTCCATTTCAATATTGCGCATGCGACTTAGCATGTCTGCCATACCCGGATGATGTATGCCTGCTGTAGCACGAGCAGTATCTGCTGCTGAAGCCTTGCGACGTTCAGGAGCAGGTTCTTGCTGTGGCTCGTGTCTAGGTGCTTCTGGTTCTACATTGGCCAAAGGCTGATCTGCTGGGGCATCGAGATTAGGTCCAGTGTGTATTTTGGACTTGGCTTTTGTTCTAGCTTCAGCGAGATAGTCTTGAAATGTTTTCATATTAGTCAGTACTAGCGTTAGCACCACACTTGGCACGTTTAGCATTGGTCAATGCACCAAAGTCTACTGGCCATTCTTTGCCTGGAGCTAGTTCAACTGCACCTTGTGGGAAAGCAAATTGTACACCGGCATCTTTCATAATAGTAGCAACAGGAACACGGAACTTGGTTAGGTCATTTCCCAAGTTAGGGTATGGTGCTGTGTGTGGGAATCCCCAGCCAGCGATCTCTTTAGTTTGATTATTGATAACAATCTTGTAGAAGCCGTGTGGTACAACTACGCCTTTACCAATTGTCTTATCACCTGGGCCATATAAGCCACCAACATATACTGTGTATGATTGATTGCGTTGTACTGCCCAACCACGTACTGAAGTTTCTAACAACTTCCAAATACCACGATTTAATGAACCAGCTTGTGGGCTCATGTTGGTCATTAGAAATGATTCAAACTCTACTTGAACGTCCCATGATAGGTCACCGTCTGGACTCATATGTCCTTTGTCGTAGCCTGTGCCAGCATAGTCAGCTGGAGTAGCACCATTTGGCACTGATTGGTCAGCAGCAAATGCGTTTGTACGTGCTACACAACCTAGGGCGTTTTGCGGCAATAGTTCGTAGGTTACATACTTAGGCAACTTAGCCGCAGCATCGTAGCCAACTAGATATGCTTGACGGCAAATAGGAGTAACACCTGCTGTTTGTGGGAATCCGTAGGGAGCGTGTGGTTGACATGCTTGTGGTGGATTTGGTTGACGTTGTGTCCATGCTAGAGTTTGTGTGCTAACTAGAGCAGTAATCGCTAGGACGAGCGATAAGAATATTTTCTTCATAGTAGTACCTTCTGTAAGTACTACTATTTATTAGTTTATCCGAACCAACCTATCTTTTTGCCAGCAGCTTTGCGAGCATCGTATTCTTCTGGGGTTTTGGGATAGGCCATAGCCCACCATGCTACTAGGGCCATAAAGATGCCGGTACAGGCTACTGCTTTGACATTATGTGTGGTAAACCACATGATAATAAGGCTACTATCCATGGTAAGCACCATGAGCCAACGTGCCTTGACTGGGAATACACGTTTCTCAGCCCATCCACGAAGGAACGGTCCAAACAGCTTGTGGTTCATGATCCAATTGTGCATACGGTCACTGCCTCGAGCAAAACAGTAGGCTGCTCCTACTGTTGGAGTTGACCAAGGAATACCCGGGGTAACGATTCCTATGTAGGCTAGCCCTAAGAGTAAAAATCCTAGGGTACACCATAACGCTTTTTTAACTCTTACTGTAAAAATTGTAGCCATTCCTTAAACCTCACCTCGAATTGTTCTTTCTTTCGTTTACTTACCAATTCGTAGTAGTCTGGCTTGTAGGGTTTGACTTTAGGCTTCCAACCTTTGGTTATATCACTTTTTGCGGAATTGCAAGGTGCACAGGCAGTTACACAGTTTTCCCATGTGGTCTTACCGCCCTTTGATACAGGCTGTACGTGATCTAGTGTAGATACTCTGCGATCAATATGTTCACCGCAGTATTGACATTGTCCATTATCTCGAAGATAAACGTTACCCCTGCTAAATCGAACAGCAAGTTTAGGTTTCATGTATTCACGCAACATCATAACTGAAGGAACTTGTGTTTCCCAAGATGCTGAACGTACTATCCACGTGTCGTGAAACATTAGTACATCGGCTTTGTCCAAAACCATGTACTTGATTGCATCTTCCCAAGTTAGTGTACTCAATGGCATGTAGCCTACGGGTGCGCCGTCAGCATTGAGCAATAATGTTGCTGCCATTATAACCTCTTTTAATTATTTATTGTACTACAGATTACACGTTATGCTAGGATGTTTTGAGCGAACTCTTGAGCTGATCGATCTAGAGCTGTACACCATTGATCTTTACCATCTTGATCAAACACTAGATCTAAATCTGCTGTAGTAGTACACCAGCTGTTGTTATGGCTCCAGGGTTCTTGTCCTTTGATTTCGCCCATTAGCTGTCCGGCACCCCAACCACACATACCCAAGAACAAGCGCCATTTAATAGGCACATCGCCTGCAGCCATTCTAGGTAAGATATCATCTGCTGAGCTAACTGAAAACTTATCATTGATTCGCATGGTATTCTTGCTGATCCACTCATTGCTGTGCAGGAAGCTCAGGCTTTGGCTGTTGACCGGCCCACCCACATATAACCAACCTGGCTGATTGATAGTAAACCCTATCTGTTCACCAAATTGTTTGACAGTTAGTTCGCTACGTTTGTTCAGGACAACTCCTACACTACCATGAGCATGATGCTCAGTGACTAAGATTGCGGTCTTGTGCCAGAAGTTGCCTTTAACGGCGGGAGGAGCGATTAATAAATTACCTACAATGGTCATGCAGGTATTTAGTTAGGCAAATCTGGCCACTGCATTTTTCACGTCAGCCACTGTGATTGCGCCATCTTTATTTCTATCTAGTCCGGCATTTTGAGAATACACTGCTCCAGAGAAACCATTTGCTCCGCTTTGACCTAATACAGTATCATCAGGATATCCAACATATTTAGGCATGAACACAGCCATGTACAAATCGCCAAGTGTACCATTACCTACACCGGTCATCTTAAAATATTTGTAGACATAGTCTAGTTGTTCAACAGCATCCATCTTGTAAATTTCATCAACAGTTGTACCTAGTCGACGAGCAGTATCTGGCATAAACTGGATCAACCCTCGAGCGTTGCTCTTTGGATTCACTGCCTGCGGATTAACTCCGGACTCTTGTTTCATAACTGCCATTAAATCACTAGATTTAACTCCTAGTGCTGTTGCTACTTTATCTAACTTTGCTTTAAAGTCAGGATCTTGAATTGCTTTAGTGTCGATCTTTTGAGCGTCTACTGAATCAGGACGAGATAATGTATCCTTATACTTGGCAGCTATTTCTGGAAACTTTTCTGCAGCTCTGCGTGTGTATGGTCCTAGACGGCCATCAATACCGTCAGCATTAGGTCCAAATGTACCTAGATCAGCACCAGCGGCTTTTAGTTCTGATTGCATCTGCATCACATCTTTGTCAACAGATTCTGTTAGTTTACTGAATTCTCTAAATCGCATATTAACTCCAGTCCGGTAGTGGTCCACCGTACTTTTTACCTTTAATTTTATGTCCACCGACCTTGACACGACTGTTTGGCAGTTTGCCTAGCTTGTGGCTCTTCTCACCGTCTCTGGCACGAAGTCCTTGACTTTTGCATGATGCTAGATTGCTAGCGCCTAATTCACTATCTGGTTTAGAACCTAAACACAGAGCTTTGCTAGCTTTACCGTGCTCAGCTAGACTGCCGCCACAGTTTGGACAAAAACGCTCTGTTAACTCGTATATTTTCATAGTAGTGTATTTATAGTTTCTATTGTGCTAGAAACTCAAATACATTAAGCCATTTACGCTTGCCTATTGTAGATTTTAAGTGTGTTAAATCCGCACAGGTTTTTGTACGCATACGCTGTTGTTCATCTAGTGGTACGGGTATAAACTCTATATCTACACGCTCTTGTTCTGCTATTTCTTCAGCAATATCTAAAAAGCTATGTGCCAGTCCAGAACCTACGTTCCATATACCCGATCCATTTACCTGCTTGATAAAGTCTATGTGTAGGCGACAAACATCACCAACCCAAGTCCAATCTCTGTAGACATTCTCAGCATTTTCCCATACAGTAATCTTGCCTTCTTTACGAGCTTGTGTGCGCCACTTTTCTATAACATTAGCACGATGCCCACGTAGGTGCATGTACTTGCCGTAGACATTAAAGTAACGGAATCCCTGTACATAGATGCTCTGCGGCTGTTGAAATACCCATCGATCAAATAGATACTTGCTCCAACTATAAGGAGTCTGAGGATGGCAAGCTGAGTGTTCACTAAAGTCTTTGGTATTACCGTAGACTGAACTTGAACTAGCATACTGTAAGTTTACACCATGATTATTACAATCATTAAACAGGCGTTGGCTGAACTCTAAGTTTTGTTTCATGATCTGATCAACATCTGTATTAGTCATGTCAGCAATAGCGCCTAGGTGTATTACCCAATCATAACTACTGACTTCTGGAAAAGCATTAGGATCATAGTCATAGGTATCTATGGACCATCCTTCTTCTTGAGCTAACCAAGAGGTCATGTTACGTCCTATGAAGCCTTCGCTCCCTGTTACTAGTATTTTCATTCTATTTCAAATATTCCGCTTGGGCCGAATGTCTCTGGTTCGCCAAATGTATAGTTATATGTTGTTGCATCAGCACAAACAATATTCTTTTCTACAATATGCCTTAGATGTTCTTGACCGCATAGTAGTCTCCTACGGCATAGTTCTACGTTGTCTTGCATAAACTCAACACCGTATATAGTTGATAGTGCTGTTTCAAAATCAACTCCGGCTTGTACCTTGCGAATTAATACCTCACCTAAGAACTGTCCATCTCCGCAACTGTTATCTAAGAATGTTTTAGTAGGATCAGAAAATAATGTTGGGTTTAATGTTTCCAGTTTATCTAATTCTAAAGTTACTCTATTTGTGGGTGTGAATACTTCACCCGTGGCTTTGACACGCACAGCATCACGTTCTACGCCACTCATATAAGAAAGATTCCTTACATGATCAACAACATCATTTATTGTTAGCGGCATACCATGTTTCAACTGCGGCTTGTTGTTCTTCTGTGAGGTTAAATTCAGCATATAGTTCTTCGTCGGTCCAGTCACGGTCTAGGTCTAGCATCGGGATAACACTTTGTCGTTGTGCAATTAAGAACACACCTTTAGTGTTTAAAAAGTTATTACCCACGTACTGGAATATCTTTTTGGTGTTCCAAAGTGTTTGTAGTTTAGTTAATGTATCTTTTGATCCTGTAATATAGAAATATGCAGGACTTACATCATCTGTAGTAATAAACAAATTATCAGTACTTACTTTAAAGCGTTTGTAGTTATTGATACACAGTTTGTAGTTAGTATCATATTTCTTTTTAGAATACAATACATCAATGCCCTTAGCATTCCAAACAACAGGAACAGTGTGTGTTTTAGAAGGACTAGTAACTAATGTCTTGCGCTCTTGTACAATGCGATTACGTATGTACTTTGTATGTTTACTTTTAGTAAATTGATCGATGATACTGTCTTTCATTGTTGTTACAATTTTGCCAGCGGCAATGTATTTGGCAGTACTAGTATTGCCATCTTCAAATATAAACTGAGTAGTATTTTGATTTGGGGTATTCTGATATATCCAAGAACAAATGCTAACTCCTACATCGAAATCATCGTTAGCTGTTTCATCATACATGATCAAAGAATTTTCTTCAAATTTCTTTTGTATTCTGTATGTAGGCTTATCTGCTTTGATGATAGCATCTGTGCCTTTAAGGATTGTTTGCGGAGTAGTAAACGCAATGAAACCATCATCTTTAACTAAGTCTAACGACTTTAGGGTAATTATGTTCCATAGTTTAATCTGATCGTTTTGACCAAATGCATCGTATGGGGGATTTCCTAAGATCACATCAAATTTCATATCGTTGTTCCATTCTAAAAATTCTTCATAGGACACTTTCTTGTATTGTCCTATGAGCTTGTTCATATTTACTGACATATCAACTAGTGCTTGTGTTGATTCGATTCCACTAACCCTACTACGAATATTATCAACACTATGCCCTTGTTCTTTCAATCTGCGTTCGACTTCCTTGACAAACTGTCCTCCTCCAATTGCTGGATCAAAGAATGTAGTTGTATTACTTGTCCAAACTTCTTCCGGCAGCCGATCGAGGATCTTATTGACTATCTTAGTCATTGGTTTAATACGTTCTAGCATTATGATGCCTGTATTTGAGCAGACTTGGCTGTCTTTTGCAAGCTAGCCAAATCGTAGTTTAAAATACCCTTATCAAAGAACTCTAGGATCTTTTTAGGTGGCACACCAAATTCTTGTGTAACATAGTTACGATAATCTTCTACTTGATCACACTTTTCTAAACTGGCACGAACAGTATCAGCATTGGTCATAAATGCCAAGTAAGGTAAATGCTCTACGATCGTAGTCAATGCCTTACGAGCTTTATCGTATAGTTTAAGTGTGTCCTTGTCCATCTCTGATCGTTTGGCTTTAACAGTTGGGTCGACTGTGGTCTTACCTTTGTCAGCTACTGCTGTTTTGTCTAGTCGATCGTAATTAGTGTTACCTTCTTGTGCTAGTAACATTACATCATCTAAACTAAGTAAACCCATGTTAGATTGTTTGCCTGTTACTCTACTAATACTGTTACGTTCTAAGATCTGCTGTAGATAAGTGTCGTGATCAATTTGGACACGTCCATCATCTGAGCAGCCAAAAATATCAATAGTATTAATTACACGGCGAAGTGCTTCGTCTACATCAACATCCTTGCGTTTGGCATAGTTCTGTGCGGCTGCGATCATCAAAGTATCAAACTTGTCATCACGGTTTGGATCAAAACTTAAACTAAAGATGCGTCCAACTTTGCCTGCTTGACTAGGTGTTAACGCACGACTAATCTTTTGAGTAGTGGCACCTGCATCGCCTTCATCATAACACAGGAACAAACTAGTAATCTCACCAATTGAGTAACTACGCTGTGCCATACCGCGGCTAATAATTAACAATGGTGTGTTTGACTCTCGGCATTCTTCAATTACATTTTTAGTAACTTTTTCTGCATTTTTGTTGCTGATCTTTTTGCCAGCATATTCACCTACACCGGATACTTCAAGTACTCGCCAACCTTTGAGAGTTTGCTCGGTAAGTTTAACAGTTGTCTTAAGATTGTCATTACGCATACTTCCAGGTAGGAACATCATAGCAACACGGAACGCATCTTCTACTTGGCCAACTTGCCGATCACAGTCCATTTCTGGTAAGTTGTTTTGTCCTAGAAATACTGCTTGTAGCATACGAGTCCAAAAGCCCTTAGCCCGTAGAGGATCTTTGGCGAACTTGCTCCAATTAGGTAATAAGTCGTCACCATCTACAAACAGGGTAGGATCTTGTTGACGAGCTTGTTCAACTGCACGAATTAAATTCATTTGGTAGAACTCTACATCAACAACCTTTTGGCTGCGTGTTGGGTCTACTTTAAAATGCTGTAACATTAAATGCCTGCCTTTTCCATTAGTAGTTCTGCGTAGGTTGTGCCTAAGTAATGATCAATTTGCCAACTACCACAGGCTCGTTCACCGTTAGTACCTGTCATTAAAATAACAACATCGTTGGGCTGTTTGGCTGCAACAAATGGATCTGATTGGTTAGCGGTATGGGCTCCAAAGTCTGCTTCATCAATAAACACTAATCGATTGTGGTTGAGTCCAAACAAGTAATCAATACGATCCTGCCGTTTTGAACTGCCACACATACTCAAGAACACAATCACCTGGCGATTCTGTTTAAGTGCTTGATTAATGTCAGCTTGATAGTTGTCACTACCGCTGTCTACAATTTCAAGATTACGGAACTGTTCAAATTCAGTTAAGTCTTTGGCAAATGATGCAAAGCTGGTTAGCACATAACTTGCTACGATAGTTATTTGAGCATTAGTTTCAACAGCCAATGCACCTGCCCATATAGTCTTACCAAATCGAGCACACAACTCAGCCAGGATAGTTCTGCGTCCTTCGGAGATTGCTTCGATTACGTTATTGGCAGCGTCATATTGCCACTGTGATAATCCTGCTTCTAATCTAGGTTGTTCTGACTTATTAATATAGTTGTTGATACGATATACTACTTCATCAAACTCAACTGCGTGGAATTCTTTGCCCTGCTTACCTGGGCGGCCGATAGCTTCACGTAGCACGTCATCAATATGGCTACCTTTGTAAAACTTCTTTTCCTTTTGGGCAATGGTGCTAACATCCCAAACTTTATGTAGTACACGACCACTGTCAAAATGTCTAGCACGGCGAGGAAACTGTGTACGCATATAAGCTATAGTATGTTCGATAGCTTCTTGTTCTGTACAGTCTTCAGTGACAAAGTGATCACCAAATTTAGTTTCGCCTAGAGCGTTATCTTGGTCTTCCCAAGCATACGTCATCATTCTTGCCATTTCGAGCCTTTCTAATTACAATACAACTATTATACAGTCAAACGGCTTAGAAGTCAACTTGACAGAACTCCGGAACTGTATTATAATAGTCTTATGTTAAATTAGTTCAGAAAGCCAAAAATGGAAGCAGTTAAGGAAATTACAATTTGGGAAGAATCAGAGTACTCTGTGCCAAATCACACCTACTTGCTAGACGGCGATAACATGATTGCGTATATTAAACAGTCAGGTGGTGCACCGTTCTTTTTCAAAACGCCCGTCAAAATCAAACGATCGGGTCGTAAATTCCAAAAAGCTGACATTTCCCTGTTTGAACAAACTACCGATTGGCGTAAGATGCTCAAGGAGTTCGTAGAAGCTGCTCCAGACTTGCCTTATATTAAGAAAGTACAAGGGTCCAAACCAAACACATGGTATGAAGTCAACACTAATGAAAAGACCTGTACGTGCTCGGGATTTACATTCCGTGGCACTTGTAAACACGTAAAAGAATTGGAAACAGCAGAATGAACGAAGAATCTATCAACTATAGAGCCACTATTATTTGGGACGATATGACTACAGTAGTAGAGAATGGTGTTGAAGTTGATAGAGTATATCAAGACAACAGGATAAAGATTAATTGGTTTCAAATCAGTGTAAGAGCAGCCGAATGAATACAAAACTTAAAGAACTTATGGTCAAGGCAGACTATGCTGCTCCTGAAATTGCAGGTCGCGCTCAGGTATTAGCTGAATTGATCGTTAAGGAATGCGCTCAACAAATTGATATGTATAAAGCGATGAAATTAGATTCAAATTTCTACAGTAGTATGTTGCGTCACCATTTTGGGATAGAATGAAAAAGATCCTAGCCAAAATTAAGGAGGCACAGGAAAGTCATGCTCGTCGCAAGAAGTTTGAAAAGATGCGTGAGCAGTTAGATCCTCCTCCAAAACGTAGGCCAGCAAGGAAGTGTGTGAAGAAATGAGATTTAGAGTAAGCAAACTAGACAAGCGACATAATGGCAATCATTTGTTTAGCCATTATACAAATTTTGGTAACGTTTATTCAACAGAAACTAAATTGGCTTTTGTAGAAATGCGTAACTGGTGTTGGGAGTCTTGGGGACCGGGTATGGAGATCGATTATGCCTGCGCACTAGGCAGCAATCAATATCAAGTTTGCCGATGGGCTTGGCAAACTGATCATGGTAATTGTAGAATATACTTTAGTTCACAAAAAGAACTTAATTGGTTTATATTAAAGTGGGGATCACAATGAAAACTCGTGATGATATTATTACCAGCATGTGCTTTACATATAGACATGATTATGGTTTAGATAAACGTGACGATGCATTTGCGTTTGAATGCGGAATGACTCAACAAGAACGCCAAGGGTTATACAATCAAATGGCACAGATTTTTGATAATGATATTGCACCATATATGGAGTTTAAACAATGATAGTAGACATGCAACACGTAGGTGAAGAACATAAATGCTCAGTATGCTCTTGCGAGTTTACTGATGATGAGGGCGGTGTACAGGGCTATTTTGGTATGTTACCCGTAGCATTCTGTCCAACTTGCTACAGTAGTATGTACGATATGGTGCAGCAGGATATGAATGAGGAATGGGTATGATCAAAGGACTGTCTGGCGGTAATGGAGTTATAGTTGATAGCGGCAATACCAGTTTGCCATATGTAAGCCCAAATGCTAATAATCCACTGCAAGGTATGGTCAGAGTAAACGGATCTGACTTACAAGTTTTCGATGGGGGCAATTGGATACAATTGGCTACAAGTTACGCTTCAGTTAGATTAGACCCTAATACAGAAAGTCTACTCAGCTGGTGTGATGCACAACGCACTATGGCATTTCGTAGAACTGAAATGGCTGCAAAGAATCCTGCATTGATGAAGGCATTGGAAGCAGTTAAACGAGCCGAAGATAATTTTGAACTATTGGCTAAATTTGTAGAACACGATAAGGTAGAATAATGTTTACATCACTATATGTATTACTAGCGGCACTGTTTATCAAACACTGGTATATTGACTTTGTTAACCAAAGCCAAGAAGAAATAATCGGCAAAGGCATCTATGGCAATGCCTACGGTGTCATGCACTCAATCAAACATGGTGCGGCCACTGCGATCATTATGTTGTTCTTTGTATTCAATTTTGAAGTAGCTGTACTAGTAGGATTCCTGGACTTCCTTATACACTATCATATTGATTGGGCGAAGACAAATATTAACAACCGATATGGTTATACTGCTGAAATGCCGAAATTTTGGTTATGGCTAGGTGCTGATCAATTGGCTCA